AAGAGCTATTTTTCAATGACGATGAAACGGTGGTGCAGTATCACCCGTGCAAGATTGAGTACGTCAACATTCATCAGCATTGCTTGCATTTGTGGCGGAAATGTGGGGAAAACGCAGAACTGCCGCCGAAGATATTTGTGTGAGGTGAAATTATGAGAGAGATAATTTTCAGGGGAAAAACAGCCAATGAGCTAATAAATCTGATAGGCGGTGAGACCGATGATTAACACGCCCGATGAACTAGCAGAAAAGATAATACGTCATTACGGAGCGGAGAAACAGCTAGTCATACTAGCTGAAGAGTGCGGGGAGCTGATACAAGAGTGCTGTAAGTGCTTACGGCTCGGCATACCATTCAGCGAAGACATGATATACGAAATGGCTGATGTTATCGTCATGATAAAAGAGTTTAAGGCGGTAATGCCCGAATATTATCTTGACAAGCTCGATGAAGCGATAGGTTACAAGCTGCAAAGGCAGATAGAAAGGATAGAGAATGAGCAGTGATTACGATGAATTTATAAGCAGAGTTAATGACACAGCTATTGAAGCTGCATATTTGTTCAGAAAAAGCGCGTTTCGAGTGCCGAATTTTGAAGCTAGAATCCAAAACTTTCCTGACGACTGCATAATGCGGTTCATGAAAAAATGCATAGACAACGAGTGGACAGAAGGTACGCTGTTGTGCGAACGCGAAATCGCACGTCGCGGGCTTCACATCACCGACAACGAAAGAAGGTTTGAACTATGAAAACAGCCGACCTCAGAAAATACCGGAAGAACATTGAAGCGCTTGAAGCGATAGACAGGCTGCTGAATGAACGCTGTTTCGTTGCGGACACGGTGCAAGGCTCTCACGGCGCGCCCGACTATGCACAGACACACAGGCACATTGAGGGCTACAAGCCGGGAGACAAGACAATAGCGCTTCTCAAAGAGAAATCGAAGATACAGGCAGAGCAGCGAGAGATTACCATGTACATTGACGCTATCCGCGACAGGCGCATATATCAAGCTCTGTATCTCTATTGCATAGAAGGTTTGCCGACGTGGGAAACCGTCGCACAAGCCATGAATGAAGAAAGCTCAAAAGCTCTTGAAATGGCGGTAAACAGGTTCTTTTGTGAAAATTAGATAAAATTTTTCAAATGTTATTGTATGTTACTAAATGTGATTGTATGTTATTTTTAGGTGTGATATAATTAAAATGGAAAAACAGTGCACAACGTTAAATTTGGCATAAGTTTCATCCTCTTTTGTGGCGTCGCCCTCTTCCGGAAGGGCGGCGCTTTTGTCATGCTTTCGTAGCTCAGAGGGAGAGCAGCAGACCTTTAATCTGCGGGTCAAAGGTTCAAATCCTTTCGGGAGCATTCACGCGCCAAGTAGTACCAACATTTCAAGCCGTAGTACGACATATCATCACAGCGCGGGACGTTTTGCAGTAGCGCATAACTGCGGGAAGGGCGGCTATCCGCTCTTATGGTGAACGTAGCTCAGTCGGTAGAGCGCTTTGAGAGTGCCTTGACAAAGGCACACACTGCAATCATTTCATGCACTGTTAATGCAGAGGTCGCAGGTTCGAGTCCTGCCGTTCACCTTGAAAAAGATGACAATATGCACAAATATACTTGTACAACATTGTACAATATTATACTTGTATCAGTATATAAAATATGGTATAATGTTAGTATGGAGGTGGTGTGCATGGATAAACAAAATCCGGCAACAAAAGCCAAAAACAAGTACAATGCTCGTGTATATGACCAACTGCGGGTATTAGTTCCAAAAGGGAAAAAAGACATTATCAAACAGGCTGCCGCAAAGTTCGGTGAAAGTATCAACAGCTTTGTAAACAAGGCGATTGACACCCGTTTAAAAGGCGGTGACAAAGATGTATGAAAAGCTAGAGTATGAAAACAGCGCAGAGCTGTGTGAAAGAATGGCGGCAGAGTGTGACACCTGCATACTAGCGTTTTCAACAGGCAAAGACAGCATAGCGGCATGGCTACAGCTTCGAAAATATTTTAAGCGGATAATTCCGTATTACTGTTATCTTATCCCCAATTTAGAGTTCGTTGAAAAGAGCCTTGCGTACTATGAAGATTTCTTCGGCTGCCATATCTACAGGCTGCCGCACAAGACATTTTACAGATGGCTGAACGAATTTATGTTTCAGCCGCCAAAGAATGTATTAACCATTGAAGCGGCTAACCTGCCGTTTGAAGACCAGTATAATGATATAGTCATCGGTGATATCATCAGATACTGCGAACAGCTCCCAAAGAGCGCATATGTAGCTAATGGGGTTCGCATGGCTGACAGTCCTATGCGCAGGATAAGCATTAAAACACATGGAGCTATAAACCATAATCAAAAGCGGTTTTTTCCTGTTTATGACTGGAAAAAAGCGGATTTGATAGCCGCATTTGATGTAAGCGGTGTAAAGCTGCCGGTAGACTACCACATATGGGGCAGGACATTTGATGGAATAGACTATAGATTTTTAAAGCCCTTGAAAGATAATTTTCCAAAAGACTATGAAAAGGTGCTGGAATGGTTCCCGCTCGCCGAACTGGAAATAGCGCGGCGTGAAGGCTTTGACAAAACAAAGAGGGTGAGAACATGAGCAATTGGGCAAAAGAAAAAGCAAAAGATACTAAGCTTTCAAGCAAAGATACACCGACATTGCAAGACCATGAAAATGAAGTCAAGCAAGAGTTGACAAAGCTTCAAAAAGATTTTAGGGAAAGAAATGAACAGGAACAGAAGCGGTTCAAAGATGTCTGCGATAGCAACTACTACTTCACAGTATGCTTCCAAAACCGTGAACAACTCAATGAATTCTGCAATATGGTAGGCTTAGATTCTGAGGAATTGTATTTTGATGGCAGAGAGTTTGCAAAGAAAATAGGTAGGATACTAAAAAGCCCGGATTCAGAGTTTCCAAAAACACAAGCATTTAGCAAAGATTGGACAAATCGAGCAATGAACAAATAATTGATACAAGTATAAAGCAACATCATAAAAAAGGTCGCTGCACTATATGTGTGGCGGCTTTTTTCGTTATATTCGGAAGGAGGTGAAAAGAATGAATGCAGAGAGATACAGAGACTATGTCGATTACGACGACGGCGCTAGAAGAGGAAACGGAAGGCGCAGAGGTCGCGTAAGAGCGGGGGGGCAGCATGAGCGGCTCGTGACAGCATGAGGAGGTGAAGCGTACATGAAAACCCCGAAAGATATTGACCTTGAGCAGGTCGAAGAAATGGCAGCGGAGTTTTGCACACAAGACGAGATAGCCGAAGATATGGGGTTCAACAGAAGCCTTTTCACAAGGCGCAAAGATGTACGCTCCGCTTTCTTCAAAGGCTATAATGCGGCAAAGACCAGCTTGCGGCACATGATGTATAACGCCGCAAGACAGGGTGACAGAACAACAATGATATTCCTCGCAAAGAACGAGCTTGGATATCGTGACAATCCTACGCCGCTTATCATAGAGAATAATCAAGATAATAAGCCGAAAGATAATCTGCTGCAAGTGTTGAAAGAAAAGGGTGCGGAGTGCTGGAAGGACGAAGGTGAAGACAATGCAGACGAGCAGAGCAATACAAGCACCAACGTTTGAGTACAAACCTTTTTCAGATAAGCAGTTTCAACTTCTTTCGTGGTGGTGTGACGGCGTACCTGTCAACAAACACGATGGCATTATTGCAGACGGTGCGATAAGGTCAGGCAAATCACTTATAATGTCGCTGTCGTTCGTTCTATGGGCTATGACGGAATTTAGCAACAGTAATTTTGCTATGTGCGGAAAGACTGTCGGCAGCTTCCGACGCAACGTTCTGTCCTCTTTGAAGCTCATGCTTACGGGCAGAAATTACCTTGTGACGGACAGGAGAGCCGAAAACCTCATTATCATTAACGATGGAAGGAAAGAAAATTATTTTTATATCTTTGGCGGCAGAGATGAGCGTTCGCAGGATTTGATACAGGGCATTACGCTTTCAGGCGTGTACCTTGATGAAGTTGCGCTTATGCCGCAGAGCTTTGTAAATCAAGCTACGGCACGTTGTTCTGTAGATGGTTCAAAGATGTGGTTCAACTGCAACCCGTCTTATCCTTCGCATTGGTTCAAAACCGATTGGATAAATCAAGCGAAAGACAAGAATCTGCTGTATCTGCATTTTCTCATGGACGATAATCTGAGTTTATCGGAGAAAGTCAAAGAGAGATACCGCAAGCAATACACGGGCGTATTCTACGAAAGATACATACTCGGTATGTGGACGCTCGCAGAGGGCGTTATATATCCGATGTACAAAGAAGCTATCGCAGAGCCGCCGGGGAGCAAGCCCGAAAAGTATATCCTGAGTATCGACTACGGCACACAGAACGCATTTGCGGCGCTCTTATGGGGCAAGTACGGCGATATTTGGTACGCTGTCGATGAATACTACTACAGCGGACGTGATACGGGCATACAGAAAACCGATGATGAATACGGCAAAGACCTTGACAAGTTCACTGAGAGCATAAACGAGACTGTGAGGACGATAATTGACCCGTCGGCGGCTTCTTTTATAGCTTTATTACGGCGTAAGCGTGATAAGTACAAGGTGAAACCCGCAAATAATGACGTTATGGACGGCATACGCAACACGGCAACGGCTATGCAGAACGGGCTTATAAAAATATCCCCTAAGTGCAAGCACTTCCCTATAGAGGCTTCGGGCTATGTATGGGACGATAAAGCAGCAGACGACAGACCCGTAAAAGTCGGAGACCATGAAATGGACGCAATGCGCTATTTTGTGCAGACTATGGGCATAGGACAGAAATCCAAGAGAAAGGCGGCGGTTTGGTAAATGCTTACTTACGAAAACCTCCTCGACTGCGGCGAGAGTGAGGAAAATATAAGCGACTTTATCCGGGCAAAGATAAACGAGCAGAACAACAACCCGCGTTTCCTTGAAGGCGTTGCGGCGGGTGAGTTCTACAGAGACGGAGACCCTACGATACAGAAATATGAGCACGTCGTGTATGATGTATTCGGGGCAGAGCGCAAAGATGTGTTCAGAGCCAACAACAAAGTCACCGCAGGACTTTACAAGCTGTTTATAATGCAAGAAACGTCGTACCTGTTAGGCAACGGCGTTTCTTTTGATAACGAGGCGGTAAAAGACAAGCTCGGAGAAAACTTTGATTATGCACTGCAAGAGCTTGAAACGTGGGCGGCAAACGATAGTGAAAGCTATGCATATCTCCGTGAGGACGGCATAGAAACGCTGAATGTCGGCTGTGATGATGAAGAAGCGCATTTTATACCGATTTTCTCCGTAAAAGACCGCAAGCAGCCGAAAGCGGGCATAAAGTGGTGGAGAGTGGGCAAGTATGAACCATTGAATGCGGTTCTTTTCAGACCCGAAGGTTACAGTGAATGGACTGAGGTCAACAACGTTCTGAGAATGACAGCACCAACAAAGAAGTACACCCGAAACTTTATGCAGAACGGTATGAACGAGGTATGGGAAGAGGGCGAAGAAGAAGCACCCGAGCTGCCTATCATACCGCTTTTCTACACTAACCACAAATCAGCTATACACAATAAGCAGTCTGCGTTGACCGCGTATAATCTGATACTCTCGGGACTGTGTAACAACATGACCGAGGTCAATCTTTTATATTGGGTTATCCGCAACGCTGACGGCATGGACGACCAAGATTATGAGGACTTCATAGCAAACCTCTATAAATCCCGTGTATTGCCGCTTAAAGACGGCGTAGAAGCTGACCCGCACGAAATCAAGCCCGACTTTGAAGGACACGACGCAGCGCTTACACGCTTACGTTCTGAACTGTTCCAAACCTTTATGGCGGTTGATACGCAGTCGGTGCAGGGAGGCAATAAGACCACAGTCGAGATAAAGGCAGCTTATGAAAACCTCAATCTGAAATGTGATGAAATCGAAAAGAACGTCGGACGGTTTCTTAGAAAGCTGCTCGACTTTTACGGCTATGACAATGTTTCATTCAGCTTCGCAAGACCGAATAACATCAATGTCACGGAGTTTATGACAATGCTCAACGCGTCGGTAAACCTTATCGGAGAAGAAACCGCACGAAAGAAAGCATTTGAAGTCCTCGGCATGATAGATCAGTACGAAGAAGCGCAGAAACAGATTGAAGCCGACGAACTAAGCAGAATGACAACGGCGGGAGGAGATACTTATGATACGAATAGGCAGGTATCCGGAGGGTATGACCGTCGATGAAGTCAACGAGTATTTCAAAATGTTCTGTTCAATGCACCCGTTTGAACGAGAGGGAGAACTGAACATCGAATTAGACGGAGACTTTGTTGACGTGTATTTGAATGTAGCTGAAAAAGTACCGTTTCAGCGGATAAGACGTATCACGGGTAAACGCCCACAGTAAGCCCGTAAATGCCGTTGTCCCCGATATGCGGGGGTTTCCATAGTCGGACAGCATACAGCCGTCAGAAGTGAAATAATAACTATGGAGGTATCAAGAGATGAACGATAATTCAAACCTTGAGCTTTGCAATAATGAGTTCAGAAAAATACCGTCTCTGTATTTTCTCTATGAGGTAAACAGTAACGGAACGATAATCAGAAATGTGAAATCAAAGCGCCACTTAAAGATATTCAAGAAAAGCCATAATAGTAAAACGAAGTATTGGTGTACACAGGTAAACATCAAGAAACAAGTCCGAAAAGTATTCTTGCATAGGGTAGTCGCTGAATGCTGGCATGGTGAACGTCCCGAAGGTATGCAGGTAGATCACATTGATAGGAACAGTTTAAATAATGACTATAGGAATCTACGGTATGTCACCAAGAGCGAACAAATGCTGAACCGAGACTATGATAAATTCATAGATATAGCTTGTGCAAACCTTGCTATTAGGAACGGTGGCATATTGAGACACCCCGTGAAGCTTATAAATGCAGAGGGAGAGCAATTGCATTTTGAGTCCTCACGAAAAGCAGCGCATTATTTATCCGATTATTACGGAATAAAGGCAAAAAGCTTTTCAGATAAATTTCATATGCGGCGCAGACACATTTTTGATTTTGACGTTGAATATTGCGAAGTGCAGAGACTGGACACGGCAGCTCTAAGGAGCAAGGAACAGTCCAATAAGTATCTTGTGGGTACGTTAGATCGCTTTAATGACGCAAAGAGAGCGGAAGTTAAAGACCGAGTGAAGCACGACACAGAGGGGTGATATCATGAGTGACCCCGCTCATCTTGAGACTGATGAAATCCTCGCCGCTATGGAGGCAGAGATTGACGATATCTACAGACAAGCGGCTAAGGAAATGCACAAGAAAAGCCGCTCATATCTGAAATGGTTCACAGAAGCCGATAAAAACACCCGTGCATTGTATGAAGCGGGGGAGATAACGCAAGCTGAATACATACAGTGGCGAATGTCACACCTGCTGACAAGCTCACACTTTGCACTCATGGCAAAAACGCTATCAGATGATATGCTGCATAGTGCGGAGATAGCGTCGAGCATAATAAACGGGCATATGCCCGAAGTATACGCTATAAATCACAACTATGGCACATACCTAGTTGAACACGGAGCGAAAATCAATACGAATTATGAGCTTTACGACGTTTCGACAGTCGAACGGCTCATAAGAGATAAGCCCGAATTGATACCGATCAAGTCAATAGTCAAGATACCCGAAATGGAACGGTGGAACATGACACAGGTATCACAGATAATGACACAGGGCATTATACAAGGTGAAGACATACCCACGCTTGCAACCCGCATTAGCACCGACTTACCCACGCGCAACCGCAACGCCGCTATCCGTGATGCTCGGACAATGACAACGAGTGCGCAGAACGGCGGCAGAGAAGACGCATACAAGCGCGGTGAAAAAATGGGTATAGAAATGGTCGAGAGGTGGGTTGCAACGCTTGACGGGCGCACTAGACACGCTCACAGAGTGCTTGATGGGCAAAAAAAGAAAGTCGGCGGTACTTTCCACTATGAGGAATATCCGATACGCTTTCCGGGAGACCCGCAAGCCGAGCCGTGGTTGGTCTATAACTGCCGCTGTACGACCATAGCAGAGGTCACGGACACAGAAGACTTTCCCGATGACTTTGCAGGCGCATACGGTTACAGCCGAGACGAAACGCTGGGTGATATGACCTATGAGGAATGGAAAGCGGACAAGGGCGATTCTGCTTTCTCAAAGGCTGACCGCAACCGCAAAGCCGATGCAAAACAATACTACGAATACCGAAAGCTGATAGGCAAGGAGAATATGCCCTTAAACATCAAAGAATTTCAGAAAATCAAGTACGAAAAGCCTGCCGAATATGCCAATATTTTGAAAGAGGTTTCGGAAAAGAGGGCAAAGAAAAGGAAGTGAGCATATGGGTCTTGACATCACGTTTATAAACAACAGCAATGCGGTCATATCAGAGCTGCAAAGCAAAATGAACGTTATTCTAAACGAACTGGGAATTCAGTGCGTGAGCTTCACTAAAGCGAATATAACAGCGGCGGGGCGTGTCGATACGGGGCAGTATAGGAACTCTATAACATACCGTGTCGTACCTTCTGAGAATGCCGTTTACGTCGGCAGCAACCTTGAACACGCAGTGTAGACATTATGCACCCATAAACGGAAACGTTTATGTGAAAATTGGGCAAAATCGGTGAAATCCGCTTGACATTTGTCCTCGAATATGGTACGATGTATATATCGAAATTGGTACAACCATAAAGGAGGACATATGAAAAACATTAACAGAGTAAACGATCTGACAGGAAGAAAATTTGGAAGGCTGACCGTTATAGGTATTGAGGAACGAAATTCACGAAAAACCTATTGGGTTTGTCAATGTGACTGTGGAAGCATTAAAATTGCAAGGTCTGACGCGCTACTTAGTGGAGCAACAAAATCTTGTGGTTGCTTAAAAAAAGAACAGGACAAAACAAACCTTGACCCTCAAAAAATTACTAAACATCACTTATACAACACCCGCATTTACCACATATGGCAAGGAATGAAAGCGAGATGTGACAATCCTCGAAACACACGGTATCACCGATATGGTGGGAGAGGAATTAAAGTGTGTGAAGAGTGGGAAAATGATTTTAAAGCATTTCATGATTGGGCAATAGCAAACGGCTATGAGGAAACATTGACGATTGATAGAATTGATAATGACAAAGGGTATTCTCCTGATAATTGTAGATGGTCAGACAAAAAAGAACAGGGGAACAACAGAAAAACAACAATCAAGATAACAATCGGAAATGCTACAAAGTCATTAACTGAATGGTGTGAGATATTTCAGATAAACTATAGCGCAGCAGAAGCAAGATACAACAGTCACGAAGAAATAACCCTTGATGATTTGTTTAACTCAAAAGGATAACACCGAGGTAATTGGCATAACCAGCCAACACCGTAGAGCGTAGGGAATGAACGATAGACGGAAGTAATAATTTCCCCAAGAGTGCCCGACACCCAAACTGCAATAATGCAACGGGTGATGATGTACGCCGAACTTGCGAGATAGGAAATTGCAAGAACTAAAGGATAAAAAGCCTTTAGGGTAACATAATGATAACGAGGTAGGAACGGGTAAATACGCCGAGGGCGGTATTCCGGGGTATTGGGTGTATGTGGCAGGGCAAGACGAAGCAACCCGCGCAGCACATCGGAGAACGAGCCGAAAGCGGTACACTTTAGAGCAGGCTAAAAAGATAGTAGCAATGATGAGGGCAAAAGGGCTTGACGCATACTATACGGACGGCATGAAGCCAATACACGCATTGCAAAAGGCGGCTAGTGAGCACACGGCGGCATATAAGAAAACAGTCAAAAAGTGGTTAAAGGACTAAATGAGCAAATCAAAGAAGAACAAGCCCCGACCGCGTTTTATATGTGAGAAATGCGGCATGATTTGGGTGTGCTGTGAACCCATATGCATTATATGCGGAATATACGGCAAACCATTAAACGAGGGCGCTGAGAAGATCATAAACAAGATGACCCGCTGAGTTACGGACTCGGCGGGATTTTCTTTTACCTTTTATTTCAGCCTATAACGATTGTAGGTTGAAATAAGCGGTGAAAGCAATATCCGCTTATATCCAAATCACAAAGTACCGTGACCGAAGTATAGGAGGAAAAGGACATGGCATTTACGCGGAAAATGCTCAAAGCATTGGGCATTGAAGAAGACAAAATCGAGCAGATAATGGACGCTCACACCGAAGTCACAAACGCTCTGATTGCAGAACGTGACGAAGCAAGGGCAACGGCTGACAAGCTTCCGAAGGTACAGGAAGAGCTTGATAAGGCAAAGGAAAGCCTTAAATCGGCAGGCAAAGAGGAAAACGACTACAAAGCCAAATACGAAGCCGAACACGCTGCACTTGAAAAGCTTCAGAATGACATTTCTGCAAAGGCTACAGCGGAAAAGACCGACAAAGCACTATACGAATGGGCGAAAGCGCAGGGCTACAGTGAGAACGGAGCAAAGAAAATCGTAAAGTACGGCGGTTTCCGTGACCGTGTGAAGTTCGACGACGACGGCAAAGCTGTCAACCTCGACGAGTTAAAGGACGATGTAGCGGCTGAATGGGGTGAATATAAAGGCACTCCCAAAAAGGAGACCTACAAAGGCGGCGACCCGATGACAGGCGGCGAAGAGACCCCCAAGAGCGCAGCAGCGCAGTTCTACAAAGAATATCACGACCGCGTATATGGCAAGGCAGAACCCACAAATAACACCAAGGAGGGATAATCAATGAGTTTCATCAAGAACGACAACACCGCAAAGGTGTACGCTCCCGGATATTTCATAGTTCAGGACGACGAAACCGTTACCCGTGAGACTAGAGAAATACCCGCAACTATGGCTACCACTGCGGCAGACGGCACAAAGTACGTGCCTATGGGAACTATCTTCCCCAGCAACGACGCATACGCTACCGGCATAGTTTACGAAGACGTTGACGTGTCTTCGGGAGATATGCCCGGAAGTGTCGTAACCAAAGCAACCGTATATGAGGACAAGCTTGCTATGACAGGCTATGACTATGACGCGGTAACTGTAGGCGACTACGTAAGCCCCGTTGAGCAGGGCTGGTATGAGAGCGACGGGGAAGTATCTCCCACTTACACGCTTTCTACCGACACCAAAGCAAACGGCGCAAAGACCTACTACGCCAAGAGCGGAGACACCTACTCTGCCGTTACCGTTGGCAATTACGTATCACCTGCTGCGCAGGGCTGGTATGAGAGCGACGGCGGCACCGGATATGTAGCCTCTACTGACACCACCGCAGGCGCGAAAACCTACTACGCACGCTCTATCGTTCGCATGGCTTCTGCTGCAAAGTCTGCACTGGAAGCACTCGGATTCAAGTTTGTAAGCTCTACTCCTAGAGTTACAAGACCTTACTGATAAGGAGGGATAACAATGGCAGTTAATCTTTCATGGGAAAACGGTATTAAGGGCTGGATAAGTCAGGACGAATGGCTTAGAGTGCCTTTTACTCCCCCTATCGTTGAAAACGACCCTACGGACGTACTTTTCGGCTCTGAAAAGACCGATAATATCCGCGCACGCTGGCACACTATCACCAGTGAACAGCTTATACCCAGCATGGCACAGTTCCACGCATTTGACACGGAGGCTAGAAAGACTGTAAGCCCCGTACTTGATAACCATTCTATCGAGAAGGGACTTATCAAGGTCAAGCAGAATCAGTCCGAAAGACTGAGAGCGCTTGAACAGAGCGGCGTTACCGCTATGGACGAGCTTTACAGATACACCGTTGAGGACGTATCCCGCCTTGCTTCGCAGGTATTCACCCGCGCAAAGGTAGGACTTAACGAGGTGCTTGCAACAGGCAAGATGACCATAGTTGAAAACAACCTCGGACTTGAGATCGACTACGGCATTACCGACGAGCAGAAGTCTCTCACGCTCACTATAGGCAGTTCGGCAGATGTTCCCGCGCAGATAGAGGACATCGTGAATTATGCCCGTGAGCATGGCATTATCCTTAACGGCATGGTATGCAGCCGCAAGGTCCTTTCTAAGCTGAAAGCTAATGCTTCTATGCAGAAGGCAGTCAACGGAACTTATATGCAGGGCGCGACCATAAGAAACGCTGACCTAGAAAACTACTTCTCCGAAGAGTGGGGACTTGTCAACATCTACACCAACGACGGCATTTATAACGCTAACAACGAGGTAGTTGACCCCGAGACCGGACGTCTCCTTGTTGAGACCAAGAGATACTTCCCCGAGGATAAGATCACCTTCTTTGCGACTCCCGCAGGCGGCAGACTCGGTATCGGACTTTGGGGCAATCCTCCCGAGGTTACAAACCGTCTTACCGCGACTACCGCAAGCGGCGTAAGTCCCTACGTATATATACATCAGTGGACTGAACACGACCCCGCTGTGCTTTGGACTAAGGCGAGCGGTCTGTTTATCCCCGTACTCTTCAATCCGACTGGCATATTCATCGTGACCGTTTCTGAAAACGGAGTGTGATGTGAATGTACAAAGCGCTGATTAAGTTTACAGACCTGAACGACAGCGGACACGTTTACAATGTAGGCGACACATACCCCCGCGAGGGGTATACGCCTACAGTTAAGCGTATCGGAGAGCTTTCGGGAACGAGAAATAAGCTCGGAAAAGCAGTGATTGAGATGGTAGACGAACCGCCTGCCATTTCCGAGAAGGCTGTAGAAAAGCCCAAAGCTGTGACCGAGAAGAAAACGAGACGGCGCAAGCCGAAAGAGTGAGGAAAGGAGCGGCGACATGGTAAATCTGACCGAATACTGCGCACATTGCCGTAACTATTTTGCGCCGAAAATGCGCAGAAACGGCGAATATAAACATTCGGGAACGTTCGCTGTAAGCGGCGGTACTATCGAGCCGCTTGATTTTCTCTTAGCAGGGCAGTATTTCCGCATAGTGGGGAGCGTTCTCAACGACGGCGTTTACTGCAATGCTGCCGAAGACCTGCAAAGGCTTTCAGACGAGACCTTTACAGGGGAGATTTGGGAGATGGCAGTGCCAAAAGACTTCATAGCGCAGTGTGAAACGGCTGACGAATGGCGCAAAGTCAATGAAAAAGCCGACAGCACTAACATGAGTCCGTTCACATCGGAATCATTCGGAGGGTACAGCTATACCAAAAGCGGCAGCAACGCAGAAAACGGCTCTAATGCCACATGGCAAACGGTCTTTGAACAGTCGTTCAGAGCATGGCAGCGGATATATGTGTGAGGTGATGGAATGAGCTTACTTGATTCGGCAATGGAAAAGTTTCTTTTCATCAACAAGGCGCGTGAGCCTGACGGGGAGGGCGGCTATACTACGGTATGGACAGAGGGTGCGGAGTTCTCCGCAAATGCCCGCTTTGACACGTCTATGCAAGCGCGTATTGGTGAAGCACAGGGAGTGACATCACTCTACACCATAACCACACGTAAGGCTGTAACACTGGAATATCACGATGTAGTGAAGCGAGTGAGCGACAGCAAGATATTCCGCGTGACCTCTGACGGAGACGATGTGAAAACACCCGAATCCGCAGGTCTCAATATGCGACAGGTGACAGCGGAAGAATGGAGGTTGCCGACATGACGAAAGCAGCCGCTATTCAAACGTTTTTTTCGCAGTTTCTGACCGCGTATGAGGAAATC